CATGGAAGCGGGGAAATCCTGCGAAATGCGCATCGAAGACGCCCTTGCTTTGAAGACGTCAGGGAAGGCGAGAATCGTCCCTGGTGTTAAGGTTGAACGCGCTGTCCTGAACGACGCGCCGGAGACCGCGGAAACGCCGATGAAGGCCGCGAAGAAAAAGCGGAATTCAGTCGTATAGAAAAAATTAAGGAGCGGGGCTTAGGTCCCGCTCCATCCGACTTTAAAAAATGAACGTCAATTACAAGATATCCACGGCGCCGACAGCCGAACCGATCACGCTCGCTCAGGCAAAATCGCAATGCTTGGTTGAGTCCGAATATACGGAGGATGACGATTTTTTGAAAACCGCGATCATCGCGGCTCGCGAGTATTTCGAGCGAGTCACTGGGAAGTTGCTTATGCCGCAAACGGTAAAACTTGCTCTTTCCCGATTCCCGCGTGGTAGGAAAATAGACCTCGGACTTTTCCCGATTGAGTCGATTACGTCGATAAAATACCGGGATTCCGATAATGCGGAAGTGGTTTTGAGTGCTGCACTCTACTCTTTTGTAGATTTTATTACGCCGCCGATTATCGAATTGGACAGCGCCGAATCTTGGCCGGTTACTTACATTCGGCTCGATGCGGTTATCATTGAGATGGTCGCAGGTTATACAACCGCATCGCTTGTCCCTCAATCCTCCAAGAACGCGATTTTGATGCTTGTAGCGAGCTTGTACGCGAATCGGGAAACCGTAACGGAAAACGGAAAAGCGTCCGTGATGGACAAAACCTATTCTAATTTATTCACATCGGAAAAAACACTCGGGCGATGGTAGCAGCTGGTAAATTAACTCATTCGATAACGTTCCAGAAAAAGGGGACGACGCTCGATTCGCTCGGAGAACCGAATCACGAAACGTTTACCGATTTTCTAAACGTTCGCGCTGGGATATTGGCCCAAACTCCACAGGAGCGATTTATGAGCGGATCGGATCAAGCATTTCGCAAAACAAAGTTCAAGATTCGTTATCGTTCGGATATCCACGAAGACATGGGGATAACTTTCGAGGGTTGGAGGTATGAAATCGAGGGAATCGAACCAGCAGGGCGACGAAATCGCGAAACGATGATCGTCATGGCAAACAGGGTACAAAAGTTATGAACACGATTACTAGAGAGACCTGGAATCGAGGCGATACGATCGCAATCCTGATTGACGAAATTACTGATGTAAACGGCGATCTGGTCACGAGTTTTGCCTCATGGGAATTTCATGCATCTCTCAAAGCTGCGAATGATGATGCTGACGCCTCGGCGATTGCGACTCTCGACACGGCTGCATTTACTCAGGACGCGGCAAACAGCAAAGTGATTGGATATTTGGAAACCGAATCGCTCTCTCTCGACTTGGAAACTGACTACTATTTTGACGCTCAAACAGTAGATGCAAACGGATACGTCACCACAGCGATCGAGCGAATTCTCGTTTTCAAACGAGATACAACTCAGAGAATCACAGATCTTTAAACGGAAATAAAATGAGCTTAAAAAGGGTATATTCGTTTGCTTCTTCGTTGGCCAAAGTGGTCAGCGCTAGCTCTTCGATGACTCTGGCGAGAGTTGTTGTCGTCATCACTTCTAAATCATGGGCAGCACACGAAACCGGAGGCGCTAGCGAGGCGACTTGGGCAGGTTTTGAAACAGGCGGCGCTAATCCTACAACATGGGCGGGACTAGAAACTTAAATGAGTACAATCACGACAATTCAAGGCACCGATAAGATCGGAGATAGCCGGACGGTTTTAAACACGAACCTGTCCAATCTGAACACGGACAAGCTCGAAGCTGCCGACATTGATACGCAGGCTAAGATCAATGCAATTCGGACTAATTTGATCGATTTAAACGTAACAGCCGGATCATCGGGAGCTCGATACGCGATTACCAAACAGTTTACAGAGGTAAAGACAGTGACAGCTAGCGATTTCTATCTTTCGCTTCCAGCGGCGAGCTCCGTAAATGTTGGCGATCAGTACACTATATTAAATCAATCAACATCAGATTCTCCGTGTGCGGCATTAGCCGACGGGTCGGATACAATAGGCGATAACACATACGCACACGAAACAATATACAAAGGGGAAAGCCTTACATTTACGGCGCTCAGCTCTACTCATTGGGGAGTAGATCACCATATCTCATTGGTTGAAGCATTTACCGCTCTCGGAACTACTTACGCGACTGGATTTCAGCCAACCGACCCAACAAGAACGACATTCATAGCAAGCACAGTTACCGCATCCGATTACGTTTTCTCGTTGACGCCTGGTGAGTTTCCGCGTCCAGGCCGAGTGCAGCTTATACACAATATAGATGCGTCAGACGCCTTGACCGTCATGCCCGAACTCGATGAAGACATCGGCTTTGGAACGGGTATTGGGTTTACCATATCCGCCGGAGAGTGGGCATATGTTTACGTTGGATGGAATAATAATTATTACGTTTTAGAGCGATCTGAACTAGCCCTGACGACTGCCGAACGGAGCAAACTTTCAGGAATTGAGACCGGCTCGACGGCGGATCAGACAGATGCGGAAATAAAGACAGCGTATGAGAACAACGCCGACACGAACGCCGTAACCGATGCGGAGAAAACGGTAATCGGGAACACGTCTGGCACCAATACGGGCGACGAAGTGGCATCATCTGCAACGGTCGCGGGTGTGGTAGAACTCGCAACGCTTGTCGAAGTAGACGCGGGAACGGACACCGTGCGAGCAGTTACTCCAGCGGGATTGGCAACCATCCAGACGGACGTTGATGCCAACACAGCGAAAGTCACTTACCCAAGCGGTGACTCGACCAAACTATCGGGAATCGAGGCGTTGGCCGACGTAACGGACGCAACAAACGTCACAGCGGCAGGCGCTCTTATGGACTCGGAGGTTACAAATCTTGCCGCCGTCAAAGCCTTTGCGACCACGGATTACGCCACCGCAGCCCAAGGCACGACCGCAGACAGTGCGTCACAAGCGACGGGAGTCGAAAACAACGCAGATGTAACCGACACGGCCAACGTAACGAGCGCGGGCGCTCTCATGGACTCGGAGCTAGCATCCATTGCATCAGTCAAGGCGATGGATCAAGGCGTTGCGGTTGCCGATGCTCCGACATTCGACGGCGTGTTTATGAGCGAAAAGGCGGCGGCTGATGCTGACGTTGCTGGTGATGGGCAGTTTTGGACCAAAAACACGGTGGCGAATCGCCCAATGTTTACAGATGACGCTGGAACCGATTACGAGCTACTCCGACTCGACGGCGGTATCGCGGCGAGTGACGAGACTACGGCTCTTACAGCATCGACTTCAGTCGCCAAAGCCTCATTCCACGCGCAGCGAGCGGGATTGATCGAAGAGGTACTGGTCGGACTTACCGCAGCTCCAACAGGGAGCATTTTTACCGGAGACGTCCACCTGAACGGCACAACAATATTTTCGACCAAACCGACTATCGACGCCACGGAAAAAACGTCGGTAACGGCGGCAACAGCGGCAGTCCTCACAACCTCGCCGACTGTAGTCGCAAAGGGCGATCTCATAGAGCTTTTTGCCGATGGGGTCGGCTCAACAATTACAGGGGCCGGACTCAAGTTTTACTTCAACTATATAAAATAAAAAATCATGATAGATTATCCAGTAGATACAGAATCAACAAAAGGGCGGTGGATGCTCTATGACACGACCACGGAAGCCGAACCCGTTAGGATGAGCGGAACAGGCAATTGGCCCGTTGGCGACGGTGGCCCGATCCAAGGACTCGCCGAAAACCTCGTTCCGTTGCTCAAGGTGACAGACGATCAGCCTTTGGTTGATGACGCAATGGCCCGACTCGTAGGCACTCCGGCAATCGACGTTTCGGCAAACGAGATCCGCACTACTTGGGCGATCGTCTCTCGATCATTGCAGGAAAAACAGGATGTTGTCGCCAATCTTGAATACGAAGAGGCGAACAAGCATTTCGACATCCAAAGAGAGGCGCTCGAAACCCGTATTGTGGTGGCGGCTTTACTTCGGACGGTCAAAAACCTGAACGTGCCTGGAGCCTTGCAGACATTTGCAGACAACTATTTAGCCAAGGCTACTAAGATCTACAAAAACCGTCAGAAAATCCAAGCGGTCTTGGATCAAGTCGAAGCTGGCGAAAACGTTGACCTCGATGCGCTCGTATTCGAGCCGACCGATGACTAATAACCTACACAGCGATCCAAGCGTGATTATAAATCCATACAGATTTGCGGCAGCGGGTGGCGGCTCACCGATATTAGATGATATTTCGGGATCTGCTGACTTTGCATTTTCGGTGAGTCGATATTTGGCTACGGCGTTTATCGGATCTTCGGTTGTGAAACTGCGAGAGGATGCAACTGATACGACTATACAGTTTAAGCTAGATGGCGGCTCGTTAGTCACAAATGACGCAAACGAATACAGCGTTGCTACGTGGCTATCTAATAACTCGGCTTCTGCCGCATATGTGGAAAGGTGGTACGATCAATCAGGCAACGCTCGCGATGTTCAGCAAACCATACTTGCCGATCAACCGATTTTTGTTGCCAGTTGGTCAAACGGGCATCCTTCAATAAAAGGTGTGCTAACCGTCAGTAACGATGCCAGGTTAATTACTGTTTCGTCTTTTACGGCTTCAAAGACGGCTGGGATAAGCGCCTATATCGTGGCGGAATTTGATGGGTCAAACAGTGGGGGACTATTCGGCGATCCTAACTCTACTACTTTGGGGTTTAAGCAGGAAGGGTTAAAGGCTGAATACTTTGCTGACACTGGATCTGCTGTATCCACGACAAGCGATTTATCCGCAGTGCCTCACAGCATTTCGTTCGAAAGTGCCGCAGGATCTGGTTCGCAAACTGCAACCATTCGTGTGGACGGCGTCCAAGACGCAAGCGCATCGCTAAGTAGCGACGCACGTTCGGGGACTTGGGTGATGTTTCACAGAAGGGCAGGAGGCTCAAACACTTCGGGTCGGTGGAACGGCTGGATGGGGGAAATGATCTTTTCAAATTCTTCATTTAGCACAACCGACAGGGACCTAATCGAAGCATCTCAAAAGCTACAGTTTAATCTTCCGTAATGAAACACCTAGTAACAATCGCGGCGGTACTCTTCGCCCTTACTGTAAACGCGGCAACGCTCACGCTGACATGGTCGGATAATAGTACTAATGAGGACGCATTTCAAATCGAGCGTTCAATCGGCGACGACCAGAGCTTTGCCTTGCTCGCAACGGTCCCGCTCGACGTGACGACCTACACGGACGCCGAAGCCATCGCGGGATTTCCCAACTTTTACCGCGTGAGAGCGATTAACGAGTATGGAGAATCGGGATACACGAACACCTCATCCGCGACTCCCGTTGACGACTCGCTCAGAGACAGTCCAAACAGCCTCATCATCGAGATCCAGACAAAACCCAAAACGCGCACAATCACTATCGACCAGGACGGCAACGTCACGGTGGAGGAAATCAGCCAATGAAAAAGATAATCCTAGCAATATCTCTCGCAGCCCTGCTATCGGGATGTGCGACTACTAAAGTCGATTCGCTTTCAGTAGCCAATCGCTCAGTAAAATTTTCAATCCTGAATGTGATCGTATTCGAGAAAACAACCGAGGGCCTTGAGGTCGGTGGGGCGGAGATCATCGAAGAATGAAACGATTCCCGCTAGAATTGTTCGTCAAGCTTCGGTCGGTAAATTACCAAGACAAGCCTTGCGAGCTGACCGAGGATTTCGAGTACATATCGAATGCGGGCGAAACTATTCGCGCATTGAAAGGCTACCGTTCGGACTTTGCATCGATCCCTCGCTTTTTCTGGCGCATCTTCCCACCGATGGGTCGTTACACCTACGCGGCAATAATCCATGACTGGTTATGCGATCAACAGGACAACGACTACAAGCACGCCGCCGGAATCTTTCTGGAGTGCATGGAGCACCTAAACGTTCCCAAGATCAAACGGCTTTCCATGCATCGAGCTGTCCTCTGGTTTGGTCCTAAATTTTAATCTGCTCTATGTTACCGATAATTCCAAATTCTACCATCGCAATCAACCAACTGAGCGCCTGGTCCTTTGCGGCTGCTGCGCCGACCGTTATCTTGTCAGATGAGATATTCAACGTTTTCGATCGCTACGGGGCGGGTGGGCTGTTCGTCGTTGCCGCGTATTTCTTTTATAAACGATCTGAAAAGCTCAACGCTCTACGCGAGACAGAACACAAGGAACACATTATTGCATTGAAAGAGGAACTGATCCGAGAGCGGAAAATTGATAAGAAATTGGAAGGGGTAGACGAATAATGGCTCAAGCAGGTCTTACAGTTAAAGTTACGGGATTGACTGCGTCGATTAACGCAATGTCTAAGCTCGCAGACGGTCGAGCCGTCGATAGGCGGGTAAATGCGGCGATGAAAAAAGCGGCTGCGCCTATGCTTGAATTTGCGAAGAGCAAAGTTCCTGTGGACCAGGGAGATTTGAAGAGGTCGCTGATTATCAATTCGAAGAAATTGAAAAACGGGAATCGATCCGTTCGGGTGGGTCCTGAAGCCGCAGCGATCATAAGAACGTCAGGGAATAGCAGTTTCAATGTCGGTCGAGATGTGAAATGGCCTGCTCGATACGGTCATCTTGTCGAGTTTGGCCACACGGCCTTTGGTAAGTTTTGGGTCAGGCGTCAGCCATTTATGCGGCCGGCCGTCGCTCGTTTCGGTGGATCTGTTTTCGCTGAGACTTTCCGAACCGAACTTGATAAATCATATCGGAGGCTGGCGAAAAAAATCAATAAATCAAAATAATGCTTTCCGATCTTAGAACATATATTTTAGCGGATACGACAATCAGCGGATTGATTGGAGCTCGATTCCATTACGAGCGGGTTCCGCAAAATTCCGCATTCCCGAATTGCCAATACTCGATCATAGACGAGCGAGTGACCAATACTCACGGAGCGGATACATCTAGGCTGAGCGAAGATATTATCCAGATCGACGTTTATGCCAAAACCGGATCTGAGAGCCTGGATGTAAAGGACGCGATCAAGGACCGACTAGACAGCAAGGCATTTACAGAGGGATCGACCAGGTTCGGCTTCGTCCAATGGGATTCCAACTTTTCCGGATACGAGCCAGACGTAGAGATTTTCACTCAAACAATCACGCTTAAAATCCGCTGGTCGGCGGTATAAGCTTTCTCAAGATCAACAATAATTAAAAAATAAATACAATGTCAGAAAAATACTCAGCAAAAGGCGCCATAATTTCCGTAGGCGGCACAGCAATCGATGGAGTTCAATCGCTTTCGATTCCATCTGATTCCGTCGATTTGATCGACGTTAGCTCTCACAGCTCCGCAAATGCTCGAAGGGAATTTGTTTCGGGCATGATCGATTCGGATGATTTGAGTATCACTCTGATCTACGATTCCGCAGATGCCGTCCATGAAACGCTAAGAACCGCGCCAGGCGGCGCCGCTTTGTCGTTTGTCATCACGTTGGCGGGTGGCCTATCAAACGACATCCACACTTTCAGCGCGTTGGTAACTGGCTTCGCGATCGATCTAGCATACGACGGGGCAGAAACTGCTACGGTCACGATCAAACGCACAGGCGCTGACACAGTAACATCAACTCCATAATCAGTAAAATTCTAAAAACGTAACCCCAACCACAGACAAAAATGGAAGAAAGAAAAATAGAAATCACACTCGGGGGGCAGACCTTCGAAATATACGCAGGAAACGCCGCTCTTCGGAGATACCGGAAAGCGGGGGGATCGATGAAGGACATCGAGGGAATCGATACGGAGGGAGACAATACAGTAGATTCGATGATGGATGCGCTGGACAGTCTCGCCATTTTGATTCACTCGAATCTGGTTGCCGGAAACGGGATGACGATCGAGGACGTTATAAACGGATTCGAATCGATGAAGGGCCTTTTCGATGCCGCAGAAGAAATCTTTACCGGTGTCCCGTGGTTGGGAAACGGCGCAGCGGCTGGGAAAGATCCGAAATAGAAAATTGGGCTTTTTCAGTCGTTGCTTTAAGATGGACGCGCGACGAGTACTGGCTAGCAAGCAGGGCTGAGTTTACGGAATGCAAAAAAATGTGGATGCGTATGCAAGGAATAGATACAGGTCCAGAAGATCCGACAGACGAACAAACCGAGGCGTTGAGCAATCAGCTCAGCGCTCGATTTGGGGGAACAGTTGAGAAGAAGAAAAAATAATGGCTAAAGTTGGGAGTATGTTTTTTGACGTTCAGGCGAACGTCTTCAAATTCACCGGTCCGATTAAGCGGGCAAAGAAGCAGCTTTCGCTTTTCGGTCGGGTCTCGCTTGCGACGAACAAGGGATTCAAGCGATTGAATTCCAGCTTCGGCACGTTCGCCCTAAAAGCCGCTGCCGTTGCCCTTGCTCTTCGTACGGCTAGCATCGCTCTAAAGGGCGCTGTCTCGCCTGCCGCCGATCTTGAGGAAAGCCTGAACCGCGTTAGCGGAGTTATGGGCAACCTTCCGACAGGCGCCTTTGACGCCATCAAGGAAAAGGCTCGCGAACTTGGTCGAACTACGGAGTTTACAGCAGGCCAAGCGGCAGACGGTTTTCGGCTTCTGGCGATGGCTGGACTTGACGCAACCGAGGCTCTGCAAGCGATTAAACCCGCGTTGAATCTTGCGTCAGCGGGCGGGATCGAGCTTTCGGAATCGGCCGACCAAGTGACTAACATCATGGGCCAGATGGGGATCGCTTTCAGCGAGACAGAAAGGGCGGTTGATGTACTTGCTAAAACCGCATCTTCTTCGAACACGACCGTGACGGAAATGGCGGAGGCGTTCAAATTCGCTGGTCCGACAGCTCGCGCTTTGGGTGTAGAGATTGAGGAGGTTGCGGCAGTCATTGGAACACTCGCAAACTCAGGGCTCAAGGCGGGAATCGGTACTCGCGCGCTTTCGACTGCGTTGGCAGGGCTGGCTTCACCGGAGACTGGAAGGAAGCTGAAAGAGCAACTCGATATCGCCGCATTCACCGACGAGGGAAAATTCATCGGTATCATCGATTTGATAGACGAGATGAACAAAGCGTTTGTTGGACTGACTGACCAAACGCGCCTTTCGGTAATCTCTGACGTTTTCGGAAAAAACGCGCTCCAAGAAATGGACGTGTTGCTCAATGCTGGCGTAGGCTCGTTGCGTGAGTTCGAGACCTCTCTTAAAAATGCAGGCGGCGCGGCTCAGACGATGGCCGATGCCAATCTCAAGGGGCTTAATGGTCAGATTAAAAAGATGAAATCCGCGTTTCAAGACGTGTTGATTTCGCTGGGCGATGCCGGGCTTTTAAAGTTATTGACCGAAACATCTAAGCGATTTACCGACCTTTTTTCTACGCTCTCGGAGTCTCGGGTTGTTTTCGAGTTTTTCGAAGCCTCAGTTAGAAATCTGAAAATCGCTATGGAATCAATGGAGTTTGTGGTTAAGACCTTCATCATTGGCTGGAAAGCGATCGGGGAAGCGATCAGTTTTGTATTTACCAAATCCCTCGATTTGGTGGATTTTTGGCAGAACGTTTTTATTGGAACGCTTAGAAAAGTTACGAAGGCGATGGAAAACACGTTTCTTTTCGTTTCGAAAATAATCCAGGATTCGCTTACCCTAATTTTGAATTCTCTGGTTTTTACCGTTGAAATGTTTGGCAAGCTGGATGGCTTGCCTGGCGTTAAAATCGACGTAAGCGGCGCGCTTGAATCACTGGAAAATTTGAGAGCGAAGATGCTCGAAGCGGGGAAGTTTATAAACAAGGGCATTTCTGCCACGTTTGACATAGTTCCTCCCTCAGTTCCGTCGATTCGCGAAATCGCGGATGACTTCGTTTCTGTTTTTATTCGATTCATCAAAAGTCAGAAGTCAAAAATGGATGATGCATGGGCGACGCTGACGGAGCCGCTAAAGGAAAAAATGATCCTATCGGCAGGCGAGGCGTTCGAGTTCGTGAAAGAGCAAGTTGAAGCGTTTTCGAAGTCCCCAGAAGTTGAAGAGTTGGGCAATAAGGCCAAACAGTTCTCGAAGGACTGGGTTAAGTTTGGAGTGACGATGCAGGATACGATCGTTAATGCCGCTATCGAGTTCAAATCATTCGGTGATTTGGTTGGCGATATACTCAACAAGATACGGGAAAACATGATTAAATCCTTTCTGCTCGGGAAAATAGACGTCGCAGGAAACCGAAGCGGCGGATTGCTAGAGAATCTATTCAGCACTTCCGTTGGCGGCGGAATCGGCAAATTCTTCGGAGGTCTCTTTAAAGCAAAGGGCGGCCCAGTTTCGAAAGGCGGTCTTCATGTCGTCGGCGAAGAAGGTCCTGAATTATTCACTCCGTCTCAAAATGGTTCGATAATCCCGAATAACAAACTAGGGAATTTGACTCCTGGCAAAAACGGAATCGGCGGGGAAGCAAAAACGATCCAAGTGACTAACAATTTTGAAATACGCGGAAGCGATCAGGAGGTCCAGCGCATGATCGCTCAATCGGTCAAGATGTCTGTATCTCTCGCGATTTCCGAAAACCAGAACTTAAAACAGAGAGGATTTATCCGATAATGGCTTACCCAGCATATCCATCAACTCAGTCCTTCCCGCTCACCTTTCCGGTCAATCCTAAATTCAAGAGGTTTCAGATTCGGGAAATATGGACAACGCCTGCGAGTCAATCGCCATTCACTGGAGATGTTCAGATTTTTAAATATACGGGCTCAAACAAAATCGAGTGGGAGGCTGAGATCCCGCCGATGAAAGACGGAGACGCGAACATTGATATTTGGATACGGTTTTTAATGCAGCTTCAAGGAGCGTTTGGGACCTTTACGCTCAACATTCAAAACCATACGGCGATTGATTATGTTTCTGGATATACCTCAGGTCTTCCCACTGTCTGGCGATCGAGAGACAACTCCCACGGCTGGGGATTTAATGAGCAACGACTCATGGACGGCATAACGATAAGGGCACGCGAAGCATGAGCAGGAATCTTACAGCAGCAATGGTTACGGCACTTTCAAGCAATACCGTACAACCAGTCTTTTTTGCAAAATTCGAGTTTCCTTCAGATGATCCGACTAGCCACGTCTTTTTATGGACAGGCAAGGGGGATAAAACATGGAACGGTGACACGTATTCTGGATTAGGCGATTTGGGGAATCTTTCGTTCCCACAGGAAAACAGCCAGGGGGCGACCGGCGGGGTCGTTTTTGGAATCAATGGAATACCGTCGAACAATACGAGCCTCGCGCTCACCGAAAATTATCAGAATTTTCCCTGCTATGTTTGGCTTGGAGCTCTTGATGACTCGGGTTCGATAATCGCCGATCCCTATCTCATGTTTTCGGGATTGATGGATGTCATGGAGATGACCGATGACGGCTCATCAGCGGAGATCACCTTAAAAGCAGAGGGTTTTGCTTATGGCGTAGGTCCTAGCAATGCCCGATACACTGACGAGGATCAGCAGCGAGAGTTTCCAGGCGATACGGGCCTTGAGTTCGTCGCGGGGCTGCAATCGAAAGAAGTTTTTTGGGGTATTAAAGCTCCATCCTCAAGATTTGCTCTCCCTCCGAATACAAGTCCAGGAGGAAACTTTGACGACCTCGGAGATGGTTACGACATACCATGAGCAGGGAGGAAAAAGCGAAAGAAGCGATTGAGCAAATCAAGTCCGGTCGATTTAATTGGGCGAATTGGAATTGCGCTATTGCAGCGGCTCAAGTCGCGAAATCGTATTGCGGGATCGATTACTCGGAAAAGTATTTTTCGAAATGCAAGGGGATGCTTTCAGCGCTTCGGATCGTCAAAAAAGCCGGGGGTCTGGGTAGGCTGATTGAGGAAACCGATTTGGTAGAGATACCGCATGAGCAATCGCAAATCGGAGATTTTGCGCTGGGAGAAATCAATTTGATGAAAAGGTCGATTCCACACAGGCAAAGTCTGGGAATCGTTTGCGATAATGGCACCGCAATTTTTCCTTCGATGAATGGTTATTTCCGGTTGGATTTAGAAAATTGCATAAAAATCTGGGAGGTCAAAACACATGAGTAAAATCAACATTGGGGCGTGGGTGGTAGGTCTATTCACAGGGGCGACTGGCGTTTTAGTCGGCGCGGCAAACGTGGTTGCGACGATTATCAACGTCGTGGCGATTGTCGGCTTAAATTTGGCATTAGCTCCACGGAATAAATTCGGGAGATCATCGAGCGCAAAACGTGAATTGGCTGGTCGAACGTTGAACTCGCGCGGTCCAATTGAGTCGAGGCAATACATTTACGGAGAGGTCAAAGTTGGTGGTCAAATCGTTTTTATGGAGACGACCGGCAAGGACGTTGGCACCGATAACAAATACCTCCATATCGTAATTGTGCACTCATCTCATGAGGTCGAGGAGATTGGGGATTTGTATCTCGGGGATGAGAAGGTGGATTTAGAGCCTTTTGTCTCTGAAGGAACGGTTAGAGATCCGATCTCGTCGAGCAAATACTTTACATATTTGAAGGTTTACGATCACTACGGCGCTGACGATCAAACATACAACACAGCATTGGCGAGCTTTAGCTCGAAATGGAATACCGACCATCATCTCAAAGGGATGGCTTACACTTATTTGAGATTTGAGCTGGATGTCGAGAACAACGTTTTCCCATCTGGCGTACCTACTATTTCTAGGGTTATTAAGGGCAAAAAAATCTATGATCCGAGACCGATAACCATTACGGGCGCGACTCAAGCAGATCCGGTTGTTGTAACCGCAGTGGGCCACGGAATGACCAGTGGCGACCTGGCAATCCATGATTCGGTTGTAGGTATGACCGAACTCAATGGAACGACGTATTCCGTAACTCGATTGACTGACGACACCTACGAGGTTGACGGGCTCGATGGGACGGGTTTCACGGCCTACTCTTCAGCCGGAAATTTGCGGAAAACCTCCTACTCGAATAACGCTGCTTTATGCTCTGGGGATTACATCATTTCTGAAAATGGCTACGGTCGTCAAGGCGCTGTCTTGGCCGACATCAGCGTCCCCGAATGGATTGCGGCTGCCGATGTATGCGATGATCCAATTACGCTCAATACGCGTCCTTGGGAGACGGGGAAATGGTTACGCCCTGGGGTGACTCGGACTTCGGATACGGCTCCCGTAAATCTCTACACGTCGATTTTGGGCGGCGGTCCAACTGGATCAACCGCTCCGACGGGAACAGGAACGGGAATCGACGATGGCGGCGTACTGTGGGATTACGTTTCAGAATTTCCGCCTGACGAATTGCGGTACACACTCAACGGAGCAATCCAATCTGACGAAGATCCGATTGCCATTACTCAAAAGATGCGAACCGCATTTGCAGGATTTATTGAATATATCGGCGGGAAATGGATCATTCACGCGGGGGAATATCGGACTCCTACCGTGTCTCTGGACTCGACCAACCTGGCGGGCTCCGTTAGTGGCGCGACTAAGGACGACCGGAGGGCATCCATCAATCGAATCAAAGGAGTTTTCGCGAATCGCTTGGATGGTTTTAATGTGGTAGAGTTTCCGGCTGTCGTAAATGCGACATACTTGGCGGAGGATAATAACGTCAAAACCTGGCGGGATCTGGATTTGAGATTTACAACCAGCGAGGCGACTGCTCAGCGATTGGCCAAGATCGAGCTAGAAAAGGCCCGTCAGCAGATTACCCACACAGCTCAATTCAGTCTTGCTGCAATGGAGCTTCAGGCGGGCGATGTTTTCAACTTTACGTTTTCGAAATATGGATATTCGTCAAAGCCGTTTATGATTTTGACCCATCGGCTGATGATGACAACCGATGGAGCGCTGGTTGTCGAAATGAATTTCCGCGAAACGGCGTCCACTATTTACGATTGGAACAACGGCGAGGAAACGATTGTTGATCCTGCTCCGAATACAAATCTGCCCAATCCGTTTACGGTATCGGCTCCGGCCATCGGAACTCTAGCCTCTGGGACTGCTCAACTGATAATTGGCGGCGATGGATCAATCATCAGCCGAATTTACGTTCCGTTCATTTTCGGAACGGAGGGCCATGTTCTCGGCCATGAAATGCAATGGATAGTTTCAACTGATTCCTTCAGTGATCCGACTGAGGTCAATTCGATCTATCTGCCAGGCCCAAGCGCGGCTCACTACATATCAGGAGTAGATGACGCGCTTTCCTACATTGTCCGAGTTCGGGCTGTCACAGGGATCGCTAAGAGCGAATGGAGCACATCTCCGACTCATGATGTGGTAGGAAAGGAATCGGACCCAGATCAGCCAACGGGATTATCAGCGGTTGCGAAGGTCAACGCGGTTGAGTTGACCGTAGATGCGGCGACCGAACCGGATTTCCGCTTGTGGAAGGTTTACAAAAGCACAAGCAACACGCAGCCAGGTGCGCACGATTACACGACACGTGACGTTGTTTTCACGACTCCGGCAGAGCTGGTCGCCGGAACTCAGTACTATTTCTGGTACGAGGCTTTAGACACGACCGGGCATTCGTCACCAGCGACTGCCAGCGTGAGTGCAACGCCGACCGCGCTTCCTGATTCGGGCATTCTGGACATCGGCGCAGAAAAGATTTTGGCGGGAACGATAACCAACAAGATTTTAGAAATAGAGGGTCCAACTTCTGGAGCGGCTGGGGGAATTATTCGATCGAAAAACTACGATGAAAACGTCGATGGTTGGAAGATCGAGTCGGACGGGTCGGTTGAATTTAACAACGGGACGTTCCGAGGGGATTTGGTTGCGGGTACTATCAATATATCAGACAACTTTACTGTAACGGCCACTGGGGTCATTACTATTGGGAACAAGGTATCGTCCGAATATTATTTTGAGTTCATTGATGGAGACGTGGGCAAAATAGAGGCGTTCGACGATGTAGGAGCATCAACAGGTTACTGGAAAACGATCAGCGGTTTTGAGTCGGAAATAAAGCTAAGAAAAGGGCTTACTGCTTCTGATGCATACGCGAAAATCAATAGTCAGGGGCTCGTTGATATACATACAGACGGAACCATAGATGATTCATTTAATGTACACCGAGACGTAGGGACAACGAATGAAAGGTTCAATATCGGAATAACAAATACTGGTGTTCTTGAGTTTGGGCTAAGCGCCACGCGCGACTGCAACCTTTATAGAGACTCAGCGGATGTACTAAAAACTGATGATTCATTCATTATTGGGGGAAATCTTACTTTATCGAGTGGGGCAATAATTAGTAATTCAGTTCGTGCAACAACTACACTGTACGTCGGCTCCACCGCAGACGCAGGCTTCGAGCGCGAATCAGCCAACCTCATACGTACACTCGCGGGGGATTCGCTACACGTATCTGGTGGGCTCACGGTGGGGGCAAGCTCACTGATTGGAGAGTGGTCAGTAGGGGATACGGACATCGACGCATTGATTGGAGGCTCCACATTCGGCACGCTCATTGAGGGGCGGCTCAGCGGCCACTTGACAATGGCTGTTCGAGGAAACGACACCTCAGACGGTTTTTCCGTAATAAAAGACACAAATAATGCTATTGGCAGGGGCTCATACGATGCGCTACTGTTTACGGTGGACTCAGTTGCCGCGTCGTTTGGCAGTGCCATCAATCTAACAGTAAACGGGGACATCACAGCTACTGGAAATCTAAAAGCAGACCTTTATCACTCAACTCTCAATGACGGGTATGCGTATTTCCGATACGGAAGCGGGACCATTGTAGACTTCCAGCTCAGGGTGAACTCTGGGAATTTGGAGTACTCGACGGACGCCACAAACTGGAATGTTCTCGCAACAGTTTAACCTAATAAAAAATGTCATTAACTAAACGAATCACCCTACCGAGCAGAATTGACATCGAATATTGGCGCTTGGCGTACATCGGTCTGGACCCTATAAACAAGACCGTGTATTTCGATATTCACGGCTACGCTAACAAGGCTGCGTTCGATTCAGGGGGTACTCCCGTGGAGACAACCTCGCTGCAAGTGAGCAAGGAACAGTTTCAGGCGTCTGGAATTCCCAAATTGGGAGCCATCACAAAAGCTTTTTTGAACGCGATGGACAAACTGGTGCTGGATAACAAGTCCGACCTGTGCGATGCGGTCGAGGACGATACCGATGTGCTATAATCGATTCTTGCAACTGTCTTTCAACCTGGCTCACTCTGACAACCCCTAACAATAAAACATATGAAAAACACCTTAGAAAAACGAACCACAGAGCTCGAAGGCTTGCGCGCTCAAAACACTGAACAGCTCATCAAAAACAAGGCCACGCACGAAAAGCTAGCCGCAGAAATCCAGGCGGGGAATATGCGTGACGTCGCCATCGCAAATCGAATCGACGAGATCGCATCACTGATTAAGCAATTGCCGGATCATGATATCCCAAAAAAGGCGGGAAAGCCTTGAATCATGTAAATGAATTGTAGATACGCCTCAAGCAATAGCTACGGGCGAATGATACGACGGTGTAAAATACGCCGATTGCCAGGTTTTGCTTGAGCGTGATTTCCCAGCCGAAAACTGGGAATATTAGAAAATTTGCTAGCAGGTTCACGCCGTATCCGAATGCGATATTCGTCGCGGCTTCGATCGCAGATGCCCTTTTAGATTGGCCGCGTTTTGATTGGGATCGTTTCATCGGTTGAGCTTCTGCTCATGGGTTTCGGGTGGCTCATGTAATCGTCTATGACCATCCTCGCCTCATTGAATCCGGTTGCGAAGGTCGCGCGGTACCCTCGGTAAAGTAGGGCCTGAATCGCGTTGAACTGCTCGCCTAGATGCTCGCCAGCCTTGAGCTCACCGTTTTTCTTGAAGGGCGTCTGACCCTCTCGCTTGAGCTCGATCATCAGACCGTGATACCCTCCCCTTGCTTCGAGAATGATTAGGTCTGGCAATCCGCGCTGGGATCTTTGTTTCTTGGCCTTTAAAGCCTGATTCCATGACCGATTGATTCCCGAACTTTCGCACGTAAATATTACTGAATGAAAGGCCATCTTCAAGTAGGTCGAAACCTGGATCTGAAGCGATTCCTCATTTTGCTTTAAAATTTTAAGCTTCCTCATTTTGTTTCTCTAATTTGTGAAAATTTATATATCGTCCAGCCTCTGGGCTTCCGAGCCTTTGCCCGCTTGTCAGATCATCGTGATTGACCTTTTTTTCATGATGCTTGGCTTCGCGTTATCCGAAGCGCATCGAACAATCGGTAAACCCAGTATTTCATATGCCGCGTTTTTCTCTAGGTCTCCTTGCGAATTCGTGGCTGCTTGATAATTGCTTGCGAGATAATCCAATGCGGTTCCATACGCTTCCCCTCCTCGCCATGAGTAAAGCATGGTTGATGCTGTCCAGTAGCGCGTTAGATCGTCCTTGATTAGTTTATTTAGAAGATTTACCCATTCATCAGGGGTTTTAGTTTCGAGAGCGTCTCGAAGTTGCTTCCTAAAAAGTCCATTATCGTTTTTTTTGTTATTCATTTTGTTTTTTCTTGGTTGATTTCGATTTTGTAAAAGCATCGATTCGGATCGCTCGTTATCGTTTGCCATTCGAATTTTGCTTCTTTGTCGGATCGCTGGACGAACCTCGCGCATGTCTCTCGTTGATCGCATCCAATTCCATCGCATCTAGGATCAGATTTCGAAAGTTGGCTCATGATTTTGACGGCATAACAGCGAAATCGCCGTGTTATGCGTCATTTTTGACGCTAAACAATAGTGTTAGGTGATTAAAGAGAATGACATTCGCACGGCATATAGTACGGGTCTATCTCGTCGAGATGGTCCCAAAGTTTTGCCTGTGCGTCATCTTGATTTGCTACGTCTTCCCATCGTAGTGAATGCCCCCCTAGCCCACGACCCTCAGTTTTCAAAATCGCGTTGGCTTCGATCTTCAAAGCTCGCTCAAAAAGCTTTGGATGCATTTTTTTGAGATGCAATATCTCTACCCGTTTCCGAGCTGGACAAAAGAAACAAGCACTTTTCCCCGCTTGTGGAATTTTGTTTCGGCACACCGCTGCACTACATTCCTTGCGGCTCCACCCCCATTCTGCTAGTGGATACCAGAACCGCATCACTCGCCCTTTCTTAAGGTCAACCGGTGGCCGCTCTTTAAGTCGGTGTTGCTCGCTCGCATCGAACCCCATAGCTAGCGTTATTTCCTTAGATCCAACCTTATCCATGAATTTCTTACGAAGGCTATCCTGTACCTCTATCTTGAACTTCTGAGAGCACCCTTTTCGACCATAGGCGAGACTCGGAAGCATTTTCATGCGAAGGCAGTTTTCTTCGAGCGTTTCGAATTTTCCTTGATAGGTTTTACGAACCGTCTGGATTTCGATTCCCCACCATTCCTTAACCTTCGCGGTCATTATCTCCACATGCTCGTAAGTATGCGGCATCTCCGATCCTGTATCCGCAAACGTGATTATGTCGGGTCGGATTCCTCTCTCATGGAACCCGCAAAGCATCGCCGTACTATTGGTTCCGCCCCCAAAGGACACACCTAACAACGAATTGGAATCAATGAGCACAGGCGGCTCGGTCGGTTGATTTTCGGTTTCAGTATTTGTACTCATAATTCAATTAAAGGTTAGGTGTTTATATTTCCGCGTTTCATGTGGTGGGCTTGGATCTGGTATTTCAGTTCAGGATGATCTATGACCAATTCCTCTAGGAAATCGCAGTGAAGCATATTGAGGCGTTCGAGGCTGTCTCGCTGGTAGGTCATTACGAAAATATCTTCTCCCGTTGATTTCATCCATGCCCACCTAACAACACACCTCAGCCAATGAGAGCATGCCGCTCCCACTCGCTGGATTTTAGATTGATTCGTTTTTGCTCTCATCGCTGGGCTCTAGGGTTATACTGGAATTACTCGAACCTTGATAGCTCGATCCCCGTTTTTAGTACATTCTTTCCAGTCGGTTCGACCCAGCGCACTCATGTGGTTTTTCTTCGCATCTCTACGGGTGTATGATGCACCCACATAGAGGCCGCAGCTTCCGTAGATTGCCCACATTATTTCCGCTTTCGGTTTTGGTGTTTTTACAGTTTTCATAAATTTCGTATAACAATTTCATGGTGGCAATTCGTACCTCTGCCACACTCGGAGGTTATTTGATCTCTTGTATTCATACCAAAGGGTTCTAAAAACTAAGCGTTAGGCCAAACTCTCTTCGCATCGGCGGTGAGTACCTCTTAATTTTCACCGCTTGGGGTGGGTAGATTGCCCCCGTTCTCACGTCAGGCAGGTCGAAACTCTCGGGCGGAGGGATGAAGTTTTCGTTGATCTCATATTCGCCGACTGGGAGCGAATTAATGATTTCGATTAATTCTGATTTATTCATATTTGTAGTTCTGGTTGATTTCAGTTTATTTATATTCATCATTTTTCATATCCGTAGTGTTAGGTAATTATTGATCGCTGTACCCTTCGATTCCGATTTCTAAAAAAATTGCGAAGCATAGCCACATCAACCGTAGTTCTCTCGGCTGCCACATCACTTTGGGCCCCCAAAACCACCAAACAAATCCATATCTGGATCGGTAGTCGTTTGGTTGCTCAAGATCCTCTTCCTTGGGGGAAACAATAAATCTACACCGAACAACACGCCGCAGCCAATGAGAGCATGACGCTCCCACTCGCTGGATTTTAGATTGATTCGTTTTTGCTCTCATAGCTGGGTTTTATGGTTCTACATTAGTTCATCTATCAATCTTCTAAGATCAATCGGATTTACGACCATCACCCCATCGGGCCATTTGGTGCAAATAGTCAAACCCTCTCGTATGTGACTAGGATTATCACACAGAGATTGTAGGTAATTTAAACGTTCCGTGTCCGTAGAACAACCCGCATCATTCAATTCCTTACGTTCCTTACGTTCCTTCGTCTCTTCAGTCATGATTGTACTATTGGTTGATCCATTGCTGATGTAATTTTAAAACTCGATTGAGACGTGTGGAATTTTCCCTTGCTCAAGCGCATAAGTGATCCCTTCAGCCTGGATCTCGTTTAGCTTCATGTAATCAACGAGGAACGCCTGAACTTCAGAGACGATATTCGCCTGATGCTTCTTGTCTGCCTTGCGCTTGAGCTCCGCGTTTTCCTTGGCGAGTCTGTCGGCTTCGGCTCTGTCTGCGTTTTCCTTGTCGATCGCGGCCAAGTCCTTCGCGATTTTGGCAAGCCGGTCCTCGGTCTCCTGGATCGCATCGATCTTCGCTTGAGCGATTCGCGCGTCCTCGTCGATCTTGCGTTGCTCCTCGGCCAATTCAAAAGCGATTTTGTCATCATGTATCTTCTGATCCGCGATAACCTTATCAAGTTCAGCTTGGACGGCTCGATCGGCTTCCAGCTTGTGGTAATGAGCCTTTATTCTGTCTTCTTCCGCCTTTTCTTCCTCGGCCGCCTGACGCTCCTCATCCTCGATCTTCCGCTTCTCGGCTTCGTCTTGCAGCTTTTTCAACTCGGCGTCTTTTGCCGATTGGGTTTCGATCTCCTCTTTGCGTTGGACCAATGCTTTCAAAGCTCCAGCTGCGATGATTTCACCTTCGTCGGCGTATTCTTGGAGGTTTGCGGAATCGAATGATCTGACCTCGGCGATATATGTATCGATCTCCTCAGTATCAAGATTGTAAACGTCAGAACCAATTAATTTAATCCGAGCAATAGCGCTACGATGTTTTTCGCACCGATTATGCTCTTCGACTTCCCACTCGATAGAAGCCTCCTTACGCTTGTCCCTGATTCCGTCAAAACGAGATTCGAGCCGTATCCGTTCGCTGGTTACGGCCTTGACTGTCGCCTTGGCGTCCTCGATCGACGCATTTGCCATCTTTACGACCCTGGATTTCGCCTGGGACACCTTGAAGGCTAGAGACTTTTCACGATCACGCCCTTTGGTGGTCGTGACGTCGATCACTTCAGACATAACTTCGGCTTCAATCGCTTCGGCTGCTCGTTCGATTACGTCGTATTTGTAAATCTCAAGCGACTTGAACTCATTCAAAATCGTGAGTGATTGCGTTTCTTCTACTGCTGGTTTTTCTTCGGTTATCATATATCTATTTCTCATTGGTTGTTATCAATTTTTGCCTGGTTTTCATTTCTTCCCACTTCTCGGACATTATTGCCGTCTTCGCTTTGTACTCGTAGCAGAACCTCAATAATCCGGAGAGCATCGACTCCGTGAACTCATCACGTTTGACCCGCACCATCAAAGACGGGAGCGATGGAGAGTAGCTGTAAAAGTCAACATACTCCCATTCGCAAATAGCCATCTGCATATGGCATTGCGCTTTGTATTGTTCGGGTAGAGTTCCATCGAGCAGGTACTTAACATGAGTCTGCGGCAATGGAGCTTTGATCTCCACTCCGGACTTCCGGTTACGCGTTAGCCCGTCCGGACTTACACCCATCATTCCATTATCGTGCATAATGAAACCTACCTCCTCAACCTCGTTTCCGCTTTCCAGCTCGTAAGCTTTTCTTGCCTCCGGTTCGAGCGCTGAACCCCTTTTTACGGCCCAAGTTTCGTAAAAGGGCTGCATTTCTTCGCCGCTCTTTTCTGCCAGCTTGAGGCATATCAGATTTAAAGCGGCCTTCTCATCGGTTTTCGTGCGTTTCTCTTTCGTTACCCAAACGCCTATTTCGCTAGCCGAGATTGTGCCGATTCTCAAATCCAGCCATTCAGAAGTTCCCTGGATCAAATCAGTATGGTACCTCATTTCGCCAACTCCTTCTCAACGATGGCTTTGTAGTCGGCGGCGTCCTGTTCGAACGGAGCATCGAACGGGTTTTGGTCGGCAGGTTTCGCGGTCGCCGCTTTCTGCTGGAAACTCTGCGACTCCGACGACTCCTCCTTTTCTATCTGATCCATTATTTCGGGTGAGAGGATCTGACGCTTGAGCAATCGGCGGATGGTCGTCTTTTTTGCCATCTCGCCCCAATCAGTCATCCAAGGGCCGGACTGTCCAGCCTTCGAGCGGTCACGGATCGCGTTGATTTCTTCAACGGACATAAACTCGAAATCCCTCTCGCCATTTTTGAAGCTAACAACCGAATACCCTCCCAGAACCTCGCCGCGATCCTTCAGTACTGGCTTGTGTGTGATCTGGCGTTCTGTTCCGAGGTCGTACTCAAAGAAATCATTCTCGTAGACCAGGGCCGCGTAAACGTTGCTGACATAGCCGTTGCGCTTGCACAGCTCAATCAATCCCATGTAGGAGATTATTAGCGTGCACTCTTTGCCATACGGAATCAGATATGCGCGGCGTCCATCTGGTTCCAATCCCAATGCGGAGCAGTCCAGCATACAGCGGAAAAGGCTCATTTGTGTACATTGCTGGAGCTTCGGAACCCGATTAAGGGCCGTCAAGGCGACTCGAATAAACCGCTCAGGCGTCAAATGCTCGGGCAATGCCTTTGCAATCTCGCATCGAAAGGCGTCGCTCGATAGTCGATCCTTGATTGTTAATTGCTTGTTTGCTTGACCATCGGCCAATGCTATATTTTTATCTGTCATATCGTTATTTCATCGATTTGGTTTGGTTTATTCCATTGAGCGGCTGTCTTTCGAGGCAGTCGCTCTTTTAATTCTTCCCGTCATGCGCGTTTTTAGTGACCAGTCTCGATCGTTCATTCGCAACATATCGGAGCGTCTCGATCGTTTTTTCGTGCTTCAGGATCGTGACCAATTGCTTGTGGCATTCGTCGAGCAAATAGCGAATTCTCATCCTGTCATCATCGACTCGGAATGCGTACCCGATCATCGATCCTACGATACCCGAAATTAAGGATGTCAGGATTAGGGAAATCATTGACCGTCCTCCCATCTAAACGGCGCGATTTTGGGATTAAAACTGTTCCGTGTGCAGAAGATCACCATTTGTTGGAATGTCATCGCCCTCGTCCGACCGTTTTCAAGGTACTGCCCTACCATTTCAGCGGTTTTGGGATCAACCTTCATCATATTAAATGAGAGCGTTTCTAATTCGTCGTTTTTGTCCATAATTAGTATGATTAAAATTTAGTCCCAGCTCTCACTAGATCACGAGCGAAGGTTAGTTTTTTGATTGAGTAATTCGGAGCGTAGGTCAGGAGTATTTCGTGTAGCTCGTCGAGCAACGGCAGGACGTGTTTGTTCATTTCGACCAAAGCGCCTTGCGATCCAATCAAATGATGATTGGCGGCGGCGAGAGCTGCGATCTGATTACAGGCGGCGGCGAATGCGTCTGGCGTATTCGTAATCAGCTGTTCTCCGATTTCGTCAGGGGTCATGTTTGCACCGGATATTGGTTTACTGGTCGTCGTCTCGCAGCCGACTACATAGTCAAACCAGTTTGCGGGAAACCAGACATCCTGACCATCTAATTGCACCTGATGGCCAATCTCTATATTATCGCGTTCCTGGTAGTCAAAAGACTTGCAAGGCGCGACGCCTGGGACAATTCGGCCAGCTCTCAGTTTAACCCTCATCATTCCTCGCCCTCATTGTAGTTGCTCAACGTTCGAGCTGCTATTTTGTCGTAAAGGTCGGGCGCCTCTTCGAGAAGCAACCCATTCAATTCAACATCTCCTAAAAAGATTTTGGTAATGTTCACGCTCTCATCATAAAATTCCTCTCCCCATGATGCCTTAATTTCAGGGATGTACTCGAAATGTACATCAAATTTGAATCCTCCTATATATACTATCTGGTTTTCCATAATTGAGCTCTATCTCTACCGAGCAATGAACTCATGTCAATAACATTAGTAAAGATTAGTAAAATAAAGTAATTATTGACTTTCGGGGCATTCGGGTAGATGGGTTGAGCGTGAACAAACAGGTTAAATATCAGAGGCGTATGCTATCCGAGGGTAGGTGTGTGACTTGCGGGAATGAAGCGAGCCTTAAAAATAAGAGGCTTTGCGAATTCCATCGTGAGCGTAGGAGCGTTTACAACCGGACGTACCGTATTAACCAAAAAAAAAAAGAAGTTGACGAAATAATCGCCAACCTCTAATTTTTGAATCTTATGAAGAACTCAATATCAGAAACTGCCGCTGAACCGTCGCCGGATCAAGCAAATAACGCCGAGTACGTAACAAGACTCGAAGACAAGATACTGGAGCTCGCTAACGAGGTTCTCAGACTCAAAAAGAGGCTCTCGCGCATGGAAGGGATGAGGAAATAATTGACTAATAGCAGAACTCCCAGCATGATTTTTAGCAGCCTAGGTTTAGCGACCGAAGAGCGATCTAGTCCATCGTCTGGCTGTGACTTTTTGGACTGAGCATGAACGAGGTACTTAATATGCAAGAAAATGAAAATAGGATGCCGATTATCGGCGATGAAACCTTGAATGTCAGAGAGGAGCGAGATTGATGGAGGGCTGGATATGGTTACACAGGAAGATCCAAGAGAGTTCCCTTTACCAATCACTCAACTCCAAGCAGCGCGATGTAATGATCCAATGTCTACTCATGGCGAACCACAAAAAGCAGAAGTGGGAATGGGAGAAGAAAACCTATTGGTGCGAGCGCGGTCAGTTCATCACTAGTCTCGATTCTATCACTCGAAATTGCGGGAATGACGTACGAGTACAGTCAGTACGCACCGCCTTGCTGAAGCTAGAGAAGTGGGGTTTTTTAACAAACGAATCAACAAAGACAGGAAGGCTCATAACTATCTGTAAGTGGGAGACTTACCAAGGCAAGGGAGGACTTACTAACAAAGCAACCAACAAAGAGCTAACAAAGACCCAACAAAGAGCTAACAAAGAGCTAACACCTAACAAGAATGGAAAGAATGGAAAGAACTCTACTACTACCGCATCAGAAGATGCGGATGTGGAGGTCTGGCTTTCTGCAAAAAAACGGAAGTTAAAGGGCAAGCGGCTCGACGCATTCAAACTGTTCTGGAAATCATTCGGATTTCCAAAAAGCCGCGCCGCCGCAATCGACGCCTGGCTCGATATTCCGGAGCTCACAGATACGCTTGTCTCCGAAATCTGCAAAGCTGCCGAATTAGAAGCAACCGAAAGGCCGTCTCTTTTAGCAAATGGGAAAACACCGAAATATGCTCAGGGATGGATTAGCGATAGGCGATGGGAGGACGAACTTATCAAATCAGTCGCTCCGATAAACGGATTCGACGCCGACGGCAGGAGACTCGACCCGAACTACGACAATTTCAAAACCTGGAACAGCAACAGCAACGCCGGATACGCTCCAGGGCCAACAGCGCCGCCTATAGACCCAAAAAACCGTAGATTATGAGACTAAACGAGACACAATTTGAGATCGAGCAAAGATTTGTTTCCGCGATCTTCCACAATTCCGACGTCCTCGACCTGCTAGACAGGGCCGATTTAGGATGCGAAATCATCTATAATGACTTTTTACGCAACGTGCTAAGGCTCTGCATTGCCGAGCGAGCAAAGGGGAACCTCGTTGATATGCTGGCGCTCAAGCGTCAGATGTTTATCGATGGCGCGACAGTACCGGATAAAAGCGAGGTCGTCGAGCTACTAGACGCCGCCGATACATCGATTCACGCCGTCGATGATTTCCGTCTGATAATCCAGGATTATAAGCGCCGCGTTACCAAAACTCAGGCCCTAGTACTCCAAACGCTCGCAAACGATGAGGACTGGGACGAGAGCTCGGAGAAAGCCAAAGCCACTCTCCAACAAATAAACGAAATCGACGTTGCCGAAAAGCCCCTCGGTTATCGAGACCGAGCAAAGGCTGCGCTAAAGCAGCGACAGAATATGATCGAGGGAAAGGTTGAAAACGAGGCCGTCAGGATCAATACGGGTATCCCATGTATTGATAGATACTGCCGTCCACTGTCTACAGCTACAGGAGATTTCAACTGCATTCTGTTCGCTCCGACATCGACAGGCAAGAGCTCGCTCATGGCTCAAATAGTTTCCTATAACACATTTAGAAATCTGAATCTAGCCGTTTTTCTGGGTGAGACCAACGTTGAGGGGATGCTTGAGCAAATGGCTGGACAGTCTTCCAAGGTTGCTATCGACACGTTTGATTTTAAAAATGAAATGCCGCATCGCCAGCGCGAATATATGGAGCATCTCGAAGATATTGCATCACATTGCGGCGAGAATCTATTTATTCACGACGATCGATTTTTTATTGAGGACATTATTACGAGGTGCAAAAAGCTAGAGCAGGAAAAGGGGAAGCTGGATTTGGTCGTCATCGACCATATGCACTGCTTGAGGACCAGGCGTAAATTTACCGACGAGAGGCTGAAGTACAATTATATATCGGGATCGCTCAAACCGTTGGGAATAGACATGAAATGTCCGATACTTTGCCTCGCACAGCCTTCCAGGGATCTCAAGAAGTCCGGTCGTCCTCCCGTTCGATCCGACCTCAAAGAATCAGGAAACCTTGAGGATGACGCCGACCGTATTTGGGCCCTCTGGATGCCTCCAACTGCCTCCGACGGGTCGCCGCAAGAAGATAAATCGCCACATCCAGAGATTAGGTTTTATCAGCTCAAATTCCGACGCGGAAGAGTTAATGATGTCAATCTCAAAATGGAGCGATGCTTCACGCTGTTTACCGACAACGAGGGCTGAGCTTAATCTAAAATGGTTAGAATCCTTTAAATTCGTTACTGCTGGAATCGTGAGCTCTTTTCCATTTGCTTATTAATTCTGAGCTCAGCTTTATAGCATCCCTCTCGATTTTAATAGAAGGATGCTCAATGACGGAGCCTTTTTGATCCCTTACGACCTCGCCTTCCTCCTTTATTCGGGCCGATGAGTTTTCAATTCTCTCGACTAACTTGCAAATGCTATCGATGATTTGCTTCGGACATTCTTCGGAGAGTTGGGCTACGATCTTAGCTCTTTTTTCGGATGATGTGAGTGGTTTTTGCTTCATTTGTTTTCAGTTGGTTAATGGTACCGGCCTGGACTTCTAAAAATGGAAATGATTCCTGAACATCAGACATTTCCAGCATTCGCGATCTGTTTTCGCCCTCATTCACTTCTGCGAAAACAGAATCGACAATGGATTGGAAGAAATCAGAAAATGAAAGCGATTCGGATATTTCTATGTTTTCGAGTCTTGGGTTTTCGTTTAGGTTCATTGACGTTCGTACGACAATATTCCATTTTTCGTTACGAATTAGCATGAATTTAGCGTGAGTTCGAATGGCTCGAATGCATGATGGGCCAAATAGATTCCGCATATGCTGAACGTATTCGGGCTGCCTGCTTTCAAAACTGCGATCGACTATCATTTTGAAATCCAAGATTTGAGCGTCATTCATCAGTTCCTTTGACTTTTCCAGATGAGCACTTGCCGCCGTCCATGTTGAGATTGCAACATTCGCGGGACCCGTTTTCTCCAAGATTGCAACAAGCGCGTCGATGAGTGAAAACTGCCCGAATGTCAGGATAAAAAGGTCGCAACTATGTTCGAGTTCGCCGATGGATTCGCGAGCTGTCGAGAGCTTAGAAACGCGAATTTCTTTTCCCTTATTGGTTTTTTTGAATGTTTGTGGTTTCATTTTACGTTCTCCATTCGTTTAAGAGCGCCTTCCTGAGCCACTGCGAGCGGGACCTTCCCTGCCTCCCAGTATTCGTATGTGCGCTTGCTCACGTCGAGCAAGGCCGCCGCCTCGGGTTGCGTTAATCCGAGGCGGGCGCGGTGGGTTTTGAGTTTTTCGGCGAAGGTCAAGCGTTATATCGCAAATAATGCGTTTGTTTTCAATCCGGCGGCGAATATTAGTTGACCGCATCCAGTCCAGCCCGTTTTGTAACTTTGCAGGTTGGAGAAGTCCGGCATCTCATCAGGCCCA